GCTCACCGAGTAGTAGGGCGGGCAGTCGATCACCACCGTGTCGTAATACGCATCCTCCGCGACCACGGCCAGCAGATCCCGCAGGCGGTCAAAGTCCGGGGCCTGCCGCCCCAGCAGGCAGGACAGCTCATAGTCCGCCAGATCCTCCCCGGCGGGGATGATGTCCAGCCCCTCATAGTCCGTGCGCCAAATGATGTCTGGGTAGTACTCGAGGGGATACTCCAGCGCTGCGGCCAGTCCGGCCCCGCTGGGATCCTGGCCGGAGGCCAGCATCATGCTGGTGGCGTTGCCCTGGCTGTCGGCGTCGATAAACAGGACGCGCTGCTTACAGCTGGTGGCCAGGATGAAGGCCAGTTCCACGGCGGTGGTGGTCTTGCCCACCCCGCCCTTGCGGTTGACGATTGCAAATGTTCTCATGGTAATTCCTCCGTTTTTTGTTCAAATGGGACCGGTACGTCCGGCAAGTCAAAAAAGTCCATCTGAGCCTTGGGCGGCCGCTTGCAGGTCTGCCGCTTCGCCGCCGGTGCGGGCTCTTCCAGCGCGCTCTCCCGGAAGCGCTGGTACTGGCCGTCAAAGACCAGATAGATCCTCCCCCGGGTGCCCTCCTTGTTTTTGGCTACCTTCAGGACCCGGCGGCTCTTGTCCGGCCTGCCGGGCTCTTCCAGGTAGAGCAGCAGGATGGCGTCCGCGTCCTGCTCAATCTGCCCGGACTCTCTCAGGTCGGACATGGTGGGCTCCACCAGCTTGTCCTCCCCGGCCTTGTCCGCCCGGGAGAGCTGGGACAGGGCCACCACCAGCATCCCATGTCCGTGGGCCAGCTGCTGAAGGCCCCGGCTGATGCCGGACACCTGCTCCGTGCGGTTGGGTTTCCGGGTCTCCGGCTCCACCAGCTGGAGATAGTCGATGTACACGATCTCGTACCGCCGGGCCAGGGCGTCCGCCTGGATGTCCTGGACGCTCATGCCGCTGGCCTCGATCAGCTCCAGCTGGTGGGTCCGGATCCGGTCGGAGCAGGCGGCAAAGCGGCCCCACTCCTCCTTCGAGATCTCGTTGCGCTTGATGGTGGGCATCTCGATCCCCGCCAGGTTGGCGATCAGGCGGTCGGCCAGCTTGTACTGGTTGGTCTCCAGGCTGTAAAACCCCACCCGGTGCGTCCTGGCCTGGTGGTAGGCCATGGACACCGCCAGGGCGGTCTTGCCCGCGGAGGGATAGCCCCCCAGCACCACCATGTCCCCCATCTCGGTGTATGTACCCGCGTCCAGCTTGGGCAGGCCCCAGGTCATGTAAGCCACCGGCTCGCCGCTGTGCCGGTCGGCAAAGGCCAGGAGCATCTGGGACATATCCATCCGCCGGATGCCCCGGCGGTCCACCAGCAGCTCGTTGAGTTGGGCAATGTAGCCTCGGGCCTTGTCCATATCTTGGGTCACCTGGAGCAGGCCGCCCAGCTCGGCCACTTTGGACATCCGCGCCTGCGCCCGCATAATGGAGGCATACTCCCAGATGTTGGACGCCGTGGGGGTGAGCTCCATGAGCTCCATCAGGTACTGGGTCCACCCGTCATCCTCCCGGCCCCCCAGCTTGCTCCGGACGGTCACCGCATCGGTGGGCTTGCCCTCGGCAAACAGCGCTCGGATGGCCTGGAACACCATGCGGCACTTGGGGGCAAGGAAGTCCTCCGGGCGGATCCGCTCC